TATATTTCCATATGAAAGAGCAAATTCTTAATATACCATATAATGTTCACAAGAGATTTAAGGATCTGCCGTCTGTACAGACCCCATTGAAAGCGGTAGGTGTTAGAAAATCATCAGATAATAATCTTGCGAACCTCTTAAACATGTCTGTGCTGCTTATTGGAGTCCAGGGAGAACGATGGGCTAATGATCTAATTGGGGTTTGTTCCGCTTTCTACGATTTCGTGATGTTACAAGTAGAGCTTAATCCTGAGACATTAATCAAGGAATTAAAGGACGCATATTCTGTATATATTGGATGGTTCAGGGGTGCACCACTTCCAGGGAAGTTCGATTCAGAGTTTCGATTTTTACAACGGGGTTCGTATTCAGAGGTTTTACGGGCTTTGGCACCCGTATTAGCCCTTCAATGGAAGCTTTTTGGTGACCTACGGCATAGCAAGCATAGTACGAAGTTTATTGCAGTAGTCGTATCTATGTTATCATGCTACAGAGTGTTAGTAATGGCAAAGGATCCTGACTACACGTCTGTAGTTGCGCCTTATAGTGGAAAGGCGAAAATGGAAGAAGTAAAGGCACAGATGAAAATCGTCCTATCCGGTTTCTTCTTTACACCCGACGAGTTCAAGGAGCGGTTGTTACAAAGAGGGAAGAAGTGGAGATATGTAGTTAGTATGAAAGGGGGCCCGAATGGTAAGGCCATCATGACTTCGACGGCCGATGCACGGGCCCTGATAGCAGATGAGGGGTTGACAGAGGCCTTCTACAACGTGGCCGATTTCCTCGGAATGGGGAATTTATTTGGAACCCTTACCGTAATGGGCCGAACCACGACTACAGAGGGTGTGCCACTTAGAGGATTGCCGGTTACTGGACGACTACATGCTATCGAGGAGTGGGGTGGAAAGGTGAGAATAGTGGCTCTTTTAGATTACTGGACGCAGACTCTATTACGGCCATTACACCAGACCATGGGAGAATTCCTTGCTAGAATGGGTCCTGATGCTGTTTACGACCAAAACAAGGCAGCCGATAAAGTGAAATACTGGACATCCGTTGACAATTCCGAATTACACTGTTATGACCTTTCGAATGCTACTGACCGTTTACCTGTAGAGATCCAAGAATACACTCTTGGGATCTTGACTGGTAATGCCGACTTCGCAAAACATTGGCGGTTCCTCCTCACAAATCGTGACTATTGGGCTCCTGATGGTAAAGCTCGGCGTTATGCAGTCGGACAGCCAATGGGTGCGCTATCGTCGTTCGCATCATTCGACCTCACTCATCACGTTCTAGTCCAGGTGGCGGCTCGGGAGGCAGGGTACACAGGTCTGTTCGAAGATTACGTTATGATAGGGGATGATATTGCGATCTTCTCAACCAAGGTAGCTCTCAAGTACCGGGCTTTAATGGAAAGCCTGGGTGTTGCAATTAACCTTTCAAAATCGTTAGTGGGTGCAAAAGGACTGAAACCAGCAGGGGAGATCGCTAAGAGATTGTTCGTAGACGGTACCGAGCTATCGACCATACCGGTGAAGTTACTCGCGAAGTTACCTCGGTTTGGTAAGTTGGCTCCAGTGGTTCAAGACTACCTGACCACTCGGGGCGCTCTACCGGCGGACAAACGGGTGCTTACTTTCTTACAAGGGGGTACAGACAGGGAGTCTATGACAACGTTACTTCGATTAAACGCAGTGCCAGGTTCCGTTACAGGATTAAAGAACCCCGTTGGCCATATTACCGAGAATCTGAAAATAATGAATTGGTCAAAGACCTTATTATTGGAGGCTTCGGATATCATAGACGCATATACATATATAGTGATCACTGAGCAATTGAAACGGCTAGACGCGTTGCTTCGGGAATCGGATACCATTTCTCAGTTGTTGGTGATACCGGTTGATGACAAGTGGGAGGCAACAGGGAAGATAAAAGAGTTGTACGATAAGTTTATGGCAGCGTCTCCGTCTTGGGACCGTCGACACCCAATGATGGTTGCCGCTTTTGAGGAAGCGCGGCGAGTGTCTCGAACACTTTCGGGCTTAAGGGCAGGGACTCATTCATTATCCGACGTAGCCCGTAGAGGTTTATTGGATAGTCTCCGTAACTCGGTCTGGACCCATCTTGATATGAATGAGGAAGAAGAAGGACAAGTAACCTATGCTCTATTCAACTCGATGTTAGGAGCTCTTGCTCGGATGGCAGGACAAGGAGAAGGTAGAGTTTTGGAGTTTACCATTCCACTACTTGCCTTATCTAGATCTTACACGGTTACCTGGCGTTATGGTAAAGGCGTTTTCGTAAACGCTGTACGGTCTCGAATTTCAACCGATGCAGAGCAAAATGAAAAGGACATCAGTATGTTATCATCGTCAATTGAGGCCATCGATTCCAAACTCGTGGAGCGGTACACTGAACGTCGCCTTCGACGAGAAGGCTCTCAGGTTGGAGCGCCTAGGGGGGCTGAACCAGTGTCGTCGAGACCGGATTAGTAAAGAGCTCTCTGAGAAACACTATCACGCTCTGTCCGACCTAATTATAGGCTAAATTTGAAAATCCAAAACTCCCCCCTGGGGGAGTCCCCCACGGGGCTCCCGAAGAAGGCAGTAGAG